TGAGCAGACCGAAATAGTGTATCATGCGTGTGAATGGGACAAAAACTTTTTATCAGACAGTGCCACAAGCGAACTAATAGACTTTTTACACAAAAGTAAAGAAAAAAAATTCTGTTTCTTAGGAGAAATGTAAATGGGAAAATCAGATCCATATGTTTTCAACACATACAAACAATTTTTTAATTACTACAGCAGCTTAAAAAACGTAAGTAATCAATTTGAATCGGTATGTTTTTTAGGACAAGACAAAGATAACGGTTTCACAAAAATTATAGAAGCAAAAAACAGAGATTTCTTTGACATAAGCCTAGAAAACTGGAATATAAACGAGTTTCCTTACAACTTTGAGAGAAAGTATGACTTAATTGTGTGCACACGTTGTCCTTATTTTTGCAATGATCCTTCTCGTTTTTTAAATGAATTGTCAATCTTTTTAAACCCGGGTGGTAGAATCTTTTTAGACTGGGGTCTTGGTGATCACCTTAGGTATGATAAATTTAGAGTAGGTTTCCAAGATGAAAACGAAAAAGAGCAATGTTATTTCGAAGGAAATTATATGTCATCTTGTCTTTGGGATGATGAATTCATGAATCAAGACGGAACAAAAATATTTAATGATAGAATAAAAAAATATGGATATGAAGACTTAAATGAAGCAATATATAAAGAAGTTCCTAATGTAATAAACATAAACGACTTGAAAGAAAACTTCGTCAATATATCAACTTTCTGCTTTCCTTTGTGGGAAGAAATGCCTCAACTTTATATTATTGTGCAAGGAACTAAAAAATGATAGCTTTTTACTTTACAGGGATTGTCGATTTTCAAGACATGACATCGACACTCTTTGAGACGATTAGAAGAGGTCATAAAGTATGGATATGTTTTTTTGATTGTTTGTACAAGAAGCGTCAGTTTTACTACTACAGTCGCGAAGAGTTAGTAAATTTTGTAATTGACACTTTAAGGCATAACGGATTACAAGTCCCAGAAATTGACTACTTTGGCCAAGATGATCAATTAAAGTTTGAAAAAGTATTTGAGAAACGAAGACCCACACTTGCTTTCATGCAGGGTGTTTGGCACAAGTACCCTACTTGGATTCCACGTGTTCCAGATAAAGTTGTTCACTTTACATGGAGTTATGACACCATACACACATACCATAAAAGCCCATACAAAAACAACATAGTCTTAAATGTCGCGAGATACAAAATTGACGAAGAATTTTTAAAGAATCATGGCGTAAAAAATTGCCGATATTTTGGAAATTTCAGACTAAGTCAACTAAAATATAAGAGTAACTCATTTGCTAATAATATGACGTCGAATATTCTCAATAAAAAAGTCTGCTTCATACCAGAAAGATGGTTTAGAAAAGAAGAAAACGAAACTGAACTCATCAGTAAAATTCAAAACATATTAATTTTTTTGAAAAATCAAGGATATACAATTGTCTGGAAGAGAAGAGAAAAAGGTCACCCATTTAACGAGAGTCACACGATTCTTTACAAGTTAAGTAAAGAAGCAAAACCACAAATCGTCATTGAAAGAGATTTATATTTTCCAAGTGCAATGATGTCATTCTTTGAAAAGTCAAACCTAGTTTTGTTATTAGGTATAACTACATCTTTTGTTGATAGCGCATATATTAAAGATTGTGATAATGTCATTGTTTACAATTCTGATCCAACTCACATATATAATAAATTTGCATTGGACACGCTTAAAATAGAAGGAGCTGGTGATGTGACTATAATCACTGGTAACGTTGAAAATATAAAAAGAGAAGTGCTAAAAATAAAAGATAAAAATACCACAAATAAAGATTTTAAAAAATGCGGCGAGATAAATGCAGACATAAATCTTTTGAATTATCTTGAATCAAGCAACATTATGTAGTTGTACACTTTGCATAAATTTAGTATAATAAAAGCATGATACGAATAGCATTTGATTTAGACAATACTCTTGCATCGCAAGGCTCACCAAAAGAAAACTACAGAGATTCAGTTCTACGCGAAGAAATGATCGAGCTAGTTAATAAGCTGTATGACAAAGGTCATGAAATTTATATTTTCACTGCCCGCCATTTTAAACATTTTAAGTATACAGACGAAACCTTAAAAAAATCAGGACTAAAGTATACTGGCTTAGTAATGAATAAAATAAACTGTGATTTATTTGTGGATGACAGAGGTTTCCGGTGGGAAGAAGGAAGGAGTAAAGATCTAATCACACTTATACAGGAATTACAGAAAAATGAAAAATAATTACAACTTTAAGCTAATAGCCGGACCTTGTGTCGTTGAAGATGAAAAAACAGTTTTTGAAACATCAAAATTTCTTAAGAAAGTATGCGCGGACAACAATATTGAATTAATATTTAAGAGTTCTTACAAAAAAGCTAACAGAACAAAATATGATTCTTTCACCGGTATCGAACCATTAAGGGCACTTGAGATTCTAAAAGCTGTCAAGGATGATTTAAACATACCTGTAATAACTGACATTCATGAGACAAAAGATGTAGAAATGGTAAGAAATTATGTAAGTCATGTGCAAATACCTGCCTTTTTATGTCGCCAAACAGATCTTTTAATAGCAGCGGGTGAGTCAGGTCTAACAGTAAACATTAAGAAAGGTCAATTTGCATCTCATGCAACAATGGAGCATGCTTATGACAAAGTAAAACAGACAGGCAATGATAAGATACTTATAACAGAGCGAGGTAATACATTTGGTTACTCAGACTTAGTAGTTGACATTACCAATGTCCCAAAGCTGAAATTATTTTGCGATGATGTTTTTGTCGACTGCACACACAGTCTTCAAAAGCCTAATCAGAGGGCTGGTGTGACAGGAGGGGATCCTAAGCTAATATCCACGATGTGTTATGCCTCTATAGCAGCTGGAGCCACCGGTCTTTTTATTGAAACTCATCCAAACCCGAGTGAAGCCTTAAGTGATAGTCTATCAATGCTACCACTGCGGGAGATTGAGTCTATAATTAATAAATCTGTAAAAATCAAACAAGCGATCAGTTAAATGTACGACAAACACCTAGAAGACTTTAATCAATCAGTTAAACTATTACCTACTGGTGAAAAAATTTTAAAAGCCATAGATACTTTTTGCAATCACAAAAGAGTAATATTCTGCACGATGGGTAAAAGTGCTTTTGCATGCAGAAAAATAGTATATACGGCTAGATCTTACGGCCTAAGCTGGCATGACTTAGACGTGTGCCATGCTTTTCACGGAGATGCTGGATTGATCAAAGAAGGTGACTTACTTGTTTTTGTTTCAAAGTCAGGAGAAACAAAAGAAACAATCGAGGTTGCCAAATATTTCGAAAAATGGGAAACTGTATCTGTCACGAGCGATGAGAAGTCTTCTTTAACAAAGTTGTGTAAAAATAATATTCACATCCCTGTAGAAAAAGAATCTTCACCGTTTGGCTACGCACCCATGATATCAACTACTTTGTATATGATATGTTTGCACGGTATATTATGTGAGACAGTTATAAGAAGAAAATGTTCAATACAAGATTACCAAAGAAACCACCCAGCAGGTTCAATTGGTAAAAAAATTATTAAGGATAGAGAGGGAAAGAAATGAAAGATCTAGTATTTTTAATGCCAATAAAAATAAACTCAACTAGGCTTAAAAATAAAAGCATTAAAAATTTATTAGGGCGACCATTATTTTGTTGGAGTTTGGAAACACTGGATAAACTAGATGTCCCCATTTATGTTTTCTCAAGCGATTGTGAGCTTCTTAAGAAAAAGATAGACTTTGATAGTAAAAATATATTTTTTTTAGACAGAGATAAAAGATTTGATCATGATGATGTTTTAGGAATCCAAATATACAAGGAGTTTAGAAAAATCATTCCTGCTGATAATTACATTTTAACTCACTGCACGTCCCCATTTATAAAGCTCTCTAGTTACCAGCGTTCAATAGACTTTCTGTGCAAAGATAACTTCGAATCAGTAGTTTCTGTAAGTAAAATTAAAACTTTTTGTTGGTTCAATGATGAAAAAATCAATTTTTCTTTACCTAGGCCTAAGACACAGGATCTTTTGCCTGTGCTTGTTGAAACATCTGGAATATACGGTTACAAGAACAAAGTATTAGATTCTAACGCAAGAACATCAGACAGTTGTAAAACTATCATACTGAACAATTTCGAGTCAATTGACATCGACGATAAAGATGATTTTGAGTATGCTGAAATGTTACTCCGTCAATCTTTAAATAAAAAGGAAAATAGAAATGATTAAAAAATGTTACTTATGTGAATCAATAAACATCGCGTGCATTCCAACCAAAATAAGAGATGTCGATGTAAAACCCGAATTAGATTTTAAAATTTTAAAATGCAATGATTGCGATTTTGTATTCTTGTCACATCACGATCACATTGTTGAAGGAGACTTTTACGAAAACTCAAAAATGTTAAAAAATGATAGGTTTTTAAGTAAACAACAAATTACTAATTTTGAAAAATTTGAATCTTGGAAAAAGAATGCAAATTTTGACGACGAACGAAGAAAAAATATGTTAGTCGATAGTGTCGCAAACAAGTCTGTATTAGACTATGGTTGCGGGGCGGGTGGCTTTATAAATAAGATTAATCAATTTTGCAACTCAGTAGCAGGGGTTGAACCTGACACTCATTTAATATACTACTTAAAAAATAGCTTTGTAGATCTTGACATACCGGTTTATCATAATCTAGACAACGTGAGTAAAAAATTTGACTTCATAACATGTTTTCATGTCATGGAACATATCAAAGATCCAATATCAGAATTAAAGAATCTTAAAAAAAATTTAAAAGATTGTGGTAAAATAATTATTGAGGTTCCCAATATTAATGACGCACTACTTGATTTATATGACATTCAAGATTTTAGAGACTGGTATTTTTGGACATGTCACCTATACTATTACAGTCAGAAAAGCCTAAGAGCTATTGGAGAAAAAGCAGGTTACAAAGTTGACTATGTAAAACAAATCCAAAGATTTCCACTATCAAATCACATACACTGGCTACAGAAAAACAAACCAAACGGTCACAAAATTTACGACTTTTTAAACAACGATCATCTAAATGAGGCATACAGTAATACACTATCTGCTGTGGGAATGTGTGATACTTTAATTATGAGGCTATCAAATGAATAAAAATAAAATACACATAACAGTTTTTTCAACAGGTGAAAGAACAGAAAAATTAGCCCTGTACGCAATTGATCGCTTAGGTTTTAAGCATATTAACTTAATTTCTGATCCAAAAACTTCTTTTGCACAAAAGTTTAAAGAATTTGTTGAAACTGCATACAGAAATATTGATCGATTTGACTACTTTTTAAGGTCAGACGCAGATGAAATTATATATGACAATGTTTTCAAATTTATTGATGAAGCCATTAAAAATGAAGAATTTTTATTTGCACATGGATTTTTTATCGATGCTTTCATGAAAAAGCCAAGGGGAGGAGGACCCAAGTTGTTTTCAAAAAAAGCAATCATAAAAATGAGAGACAACATATCATCAATCAAAGAGTGTCCTAAACCTGAGTCTTACTTTATTAAGTTAGTCACTGGACAAAAATATCCATACTTCATGACTGTATACGAAGCGACTTGCTTGCACGAGTATGAACAACATCCAAGTAAAGTTTCAAATTCTTTCTTAAACAGACTCAAAAGAAACCACACACATTTGTACGATTTACAAGAACTGTTAAATAGAAAAGACATATATGAGAATTCATTTACTAACGCAATTAAAATTTTTAAAGGTAAAACAGTTGATAATAATAGTTCTAAGTTTGTTGATATGAACTTCTTAGACACTAGCGCTTATGAAAGATTTCTAAATGTAAAAAAAGATATCCCTCAAGAAAGCTTTGAAACAATTTATGAAAAACTAAGAATAGTATTTAACCACAGAAAAACAGAAGTTAGAAAATGAAAATATATTTTATGGGCCATGCTAGTTTTTTAGTACAAACTGAAGAGACAAACTTGCTAATTGATCCATGGTTCTCAAATACCGGAGCATTTTTAAGATCTTGGTACCAGTTTCCTAAAAATCACCACATGCTAGAATTTGTAATATCACAGTTTAAACTTAGAACAAAAAACTACATATATGTAACTCACGAACACGAAGATCACTTTGATGTTAAAACCCTTAAAGTTCTTAGTGATCACTGTAATAACTTACTGATACCTAATTATGAAAATAAAAAACTATACGATGCTGCTGTAAATCTAGGGTTTGTTAATGTCAGTTGCCTAGGTGAAGAAGAAAACAATACTATAGCAGATTTAAAAGTTAACATTTTTATACAGGAAACTGCCATTAATAATGACTCAGCAATTTTAGTTGAAAATTCTAACAATTGCAAGTTTTTGAATTTAAATGATTGTAAAATTCACGATAGAATTGACTATGTATTAAGCAAATATGGAAAGATTGACGTGCTGACACAACAATATTCTGGTGCATCGATGCACCCAGTGACATACGATTATAATTCAAATGAGTATAAAAAGATATCTCTAAAGAAAAGAAAGACAAAAATGCAAGGTGTGGTTAACGTAGTAAAGACATTAGAGCCGAAAATATTTATACCATCCGCCGGTCCTCCAGTTTTCTTGAGAGAAGATTTATTTAATTTAAACTTTGAAGACAGCTCAACCTTTCCAATGTTCTGGCAGTTTCAGGAGTATTTCCAAAAAAGAATTAGCAACTGTGAGTTTGTACCTCTTAATGTGAAAGGTTGTATCGATTTACAAAATCAACGAATTTTCAATGTTATGAAAAAGTTAACACCTGATGAAGTTAAATCAGTTTTAATAGATTATCGTAATGACTTTGTCGAATATTCATCTCAAGAATGTAAAGAAAATATATTTCTTGAATTATATAAAAATCTTGAAAGAAAAGTGTCTGTTTTAAAAACAAACAATTCTTTACAAATCAACGAAGATGATATTCATCATATTTATTTTACATCTGATCACAAAAAATACATAAAAGTTGATATGGTAAACGGCACGATTTGTTTTACAGACAGAATTGAAAATGATTCCTTCTATTGTCATACATATAAAGACTTCTTCATTGGGAAAGTACTTGCAAAAAAATGTTCATGGTCTTCTTATTTTTTGAGCTTTATGTTTAAGAACAAGAGAACACCAAATAAATATAATACGACAATAGAAGCATTCTTAATTAGCGATGACGAAAAAGATTTTAAATCTTCTCTAGGGGAGATAATCAAACTTAAGGAAAATAAAGAGAAGATTAAACTACACGACAAAGAATCAGGTACGACGTATGAGTGTAGTAGATACTGCCCACATCAAGGCGCTGATTTAAAGTATGCTTTAATAAAAAATGGAAAAGTCATTTGCCCAAGACACGGTTGGGAATTTGATCTCGAAAATGAAGGACAATGTCATTTAAATAATTTTACTTTGGACAGTAAAATTATAAACTAATTAAGTAGGAGAAGGTAAAAAGTGAAAATAGGAATTATAGGAAACGGTTTTGTCGGTTCAGCAATTATGCATGGTTTTATTCTCCATGTTGACGATATTATGATATATGATAAAGATCCTAAAAGATCAACACATTCAATGGCAGACTTAGCGAACGATGCAAACGTAATATTTGTTTGTGTACCGACACCAATGTTTGAGTCTGGAGAATGTGATCTGACGATTGTTGAATCTGTTGTAGAAGAATTAGCACAGTATGAATGCATGAAACAGAAAGTAGTTGTCATTAAATCAACTGTAGTACCTGGAACTACTGAAAATTTAGCATCTAAATTCCCAGAATTAAATTTTGTCTTTAATCCTGAATTCTTGACAGAAAGAAGAGCAAGATTAGATTTTATTAATACCTCAAGAATTGTACTGGGAAGCAACAAACCGTTGGCAAACAATATCGTTGAAAAACTATACAGAGTAAGATTTCCCCACACAAAAATAATCAAGACGGATTTTGGAACGGCACAGCTTATTAAATACATGGCAAACTGTTTCTTCGCAACAAAAGTGTCTTTTATGAATGAAATGTATCAAATTTGTGAAGCCATTGATGGTAATTGGGATGAAGCGATAGAAGGTTTCATAACAGACGGTAGAATTGGAAATTCACATATTGACGTCCCTGGACACGATGGAGACTTTGGTTTCGGAGGAAAATGTTTTCCTAAAGATTTAAATGCCATGATAAAAAGAGCAGAGGAACTTGGAATATCTCCTGATGTGATGAAAGGGGCTTGGAATAAAAATCAACAAGTAAGGAAAGAATTAGACTGGTATGATATTCCTGGTGCAGTAAGTTTAAAATTAAAAAAAGGAAATTCTTAAAATGAAAAGGTTTTTTAATAATATTAGTGTTAATAGTAAAGAGTTTGAGCAACACGTTGCTAGAGAGGCTAAAAAACATTCAGCAAAACATAAGCGAAAAACTACAAGATCTAAATCAGCTTTAATGAGCCATTTTTTTGATAAAATATCAAGTGAATATTTCACAGAAGTAAAGTCTGTGCTATGTGTAGGATGTCGAGATGAAATTGAAATTCAGATGTTTGAAGATAACAACATAGCAGGTACAGGTATTGATCCGGCAATAGAAACACCAAAGATAAAAAAAGTTCCTGCTGAGAAGATGTTGGAAGTATTTAATGAAAAAGAGTTTGATATAGTTTATTCTAGTCATTCTTTAGAACACGTTGCCATTCCCGAAGTTGTCTTAAGAAATATTAGAATCGTCAGTAAAAAAGGTTGCTATGTCATATTACCTCTCGAAGAAAGAAAAAGACCGGGTAACGATCACCCAAATATTTTCGATATATCTAAAAAAAGCAGCAATGCCACGAAAGAAGAATTGATAGAATGTCTAAGTGTAGATTTCAAGTCATTTGAACCTTACGAAGTTAAAGATGTATTTTATTATGAGTACAAAGACAAAAATTACGAACCTGAATTTCACATCTGTTTTGAATGGATTGACTAAATGATATCTATAGTTACTGGTGGTTGTGGCTTTATCGGATCACATGTTGTAGATAGGTTAGTAAAATTAGGTCATGAAGTTAGAGTAATCGATGATTTATCAGCAAAAGAAAATGAGAGGTTTTACTACAATGATCAAGCGACGTATTGGGATTACGATATATCTAAAATTGATTGCAGTCATATTTTTGATAATGTCGATTATGTTTTTCACCTTGCTGCCCGTAGTCGTATCCAACCTACTATTGGGTCTCCTAACGAGTGCTTTGAAGTCAATGTTGTAGGTACGCAGAGAGTTCTAGAATGGTCACGGTTAAACAGAATTAAGAGGGTAATATATTCAGGTACTTCTTCCCTTTACGGTAAACAGAATCCAATTCCGTTTGAACCAAATATGCCTGCAGATTGCCTCAATCCTTATTCAATGTCAAAGTGGATGGGGGAGCAAGTTTGTAAATTATACCATCAGCTTTATGGTTTACCTAGTATTACACTAAGATATTTTAATGTATACGGCCCAAGAGAGCCATTAAAGGGCGAGTACGCTCCGGTGATTGGTTTGTTTAAACGTCAAAGTAAAAATAAACAACCTATGACCATAGTTGCTCCTGGTACACAAAAAAGAGACTTTACTTATATTGACGATGTTGTTGAAGCAAATATTTGTGCTATAAAAAGTTCTATTGTAGATATACCATTTGGCATTTATAATGTAGGTACTGGTATAAATTACTCAATAATTGAAATATCAGACATGATTGGTGGTAAAAAAGAAATTATTTCTTCACGCCCTGCTGAAGTAAATGAAACTTTAGCTGATATTGAATTAACAACAAAAGAATTAGGCTGGAAGCCAAAATATTCTTTAATTAATAAAATAATGAGTTACTAATGGAAAAATCAAAAAAAAGAAACTGGAATAAAAATAGAGAAATACTAAAAGCAATTAAAAATCCTTCTAAGGAAGGATATGAAATTAAAATGAAAATACCTGAATTGACTTTTGAAGGTGTAAGAGGCCAACCAGACTTTGCTCATCTTTATATAACTTTTTACCCAGGTGAGTCAATAATAGAGTTAAAGTCTTTAAAAGAATACTTTTTTGCTTTTAGAAGTCAAATATATTCATACGAAAGAATTATTAATGTCATTTACGACGATATGAAATCAGTATACAATCCTGAACGTTTAAGGTTAGTTTTGGTCTGCAATCCAAGGGGCGGGATTTCTTCAAAGTTGACAGTTGACTCAGACTGGTCAGTTAGAGGCGGAAAAGAAATTTGTAAAGATTGGTTAGGGCAAACAGACGCGTGGTAAAATAAATGGCTGATAAAAACGAAAAATTTAAAGACAACGTTCAAGGCAAATTTTATGTTGATAGAGAGTGTATATTTTGCCATGTATGTTCTGCAGAAGCGCCAAGAAATTTTAAAGCAAGTAGCGAAGGCGATCATGATTATGTCTACAAACAACCAGAAAACGATGAAGAGTTAGAAGAATGCTATTCAGCATTAGAGCAATGCCCAGTTTACGCTATAGGAGATGACGGTGAGTGATTATAAAATTAAAGATATAAGTCTTTCTGAATGGGGAAGAAAAGAAGTAGAATTAGCAAAGCATGAAATGCCAGGTTTAAGCTCTGTTATTAGAAAATTTAATCAAGGTGTAGCAAAAGACTTACCTTTAAAAGGTGCAAAAATAGCAGGATGTCTTCATATGACAATTCAAACAGCTGTTTTAATCGACACTCTTGTTGCCTTAGGTGCAGAAATACGTTGGATGACATGCAATATTTATTCAACCCAAGATCATGCTGCTGCTTATGTTGCTAGTAAAGGGATACCGGTATTTGCATGGGAAGGAATGACAGATGCAGATTATGATCAGGCTTTAGAGTCAGTAGTTAATGATAAAAATGGTTTTTGGCCCAATATGGTCTTAGATGATGGTGGTGATTTAACAAAACATTTAATAGAAAACTATAAAGAAAAATTAAAATACAATCCAGCAACAAATACGGGAATCAGAGGCATATCAGAAGAAACGACAACAGGAGTTTTAAGATTAAAAGAATTTGAAAAACTAGGTCTTCTCTCAGTACCTGCAATAAACGTAAATGATTCTGTGACAAAAACTAAGTTTGACAATAAGTATGGCTGTAAAGAATCTTGTGTTGATGCTATTAGAAGAGCAACAGACATTATGATGGCTGGTAAAGTTGCTGTTGTTGCCGGATATGGTGATGTAGGTAAAGGATCAGCAGCATCTCTTTCTGCTGCAGGATGTAGAGTTATTGTTACAGAAGTTGATCCTATCTGTGCACTCCAAGCTGCAATGGACGGATTTGAAGTATTGCACATTGACAATGCAATCCTAGAGGGTGATATCATTGTTACAGCAACCGGAAACTGTGATGTGATCACCGGTGATCATTTTGGATGGATGAAAGACAACGCGATAGTTTGTAATATTGGTCACTTTGATAATGAAATAGATGTTGCATGGCTTAATCAAAATTCAATTAGTCATACGAATATCAAGCCCTTAGTCGATCTTTACAAAGTAAAAGATACACGATATTTTGGAAATAGACAGAAGAATGTAATTTTGCTCGCGCAGGGCAGATTAGTAAATTTAGGTTGCGCAACCGGGCACCCAAGTTTTGTAATGTCATGCTCATTCACAAACCAAGTTTTAGCACAAATTGAGTTATGGCAAAACGGTAATGAATATGAAAATAAAGTTTATGTCTTGCCGAAAGAACTTGATGAAGAAGTCGCAAGGTTGCATCTTGATCATTTAGGGGTAAAGTTAACACCATTAACTGAAAAGCAGGCAACTTACATCGGCGTATCAAGGTCTGGCCCTTACAAGTCTGAAGACTACAGATATTAATTGTTGTATAAAATTTTATTTCTTGTTATAATGTAATTGTCAAGAGGTAAATTATGAAAAAAGTTATTATGGTTTCTGGTGGTTTTGATCCTCCCCATATTGGTCACACAAGAATGTTTACAGAAGCTGCAGAATGGGGTGAAGTTATTGTTGCACTAAACTCAGATGAATGGCTTAAAAGAAAAAAAGGTTATGCCTTTATGACTTGGGAAGAGAGAGCAGAGCTCATCCAACAGTTTGAGTCAGTAGATAGGGTTGTACCTTTCAATGACGATGATGACACAGCGTGTGATGCTCTAATAACAATAAAACCAGATGCTTTTGCTAACGGTGGCGATAGAAAAAAAGACAACACACCTGAAATGCAGATCTGTGATTCAATGAACATACAGATGTTGTGGAACATTGGCGGCAAAGAGAAGCCCCAGTCTTCTTCGTGGTTAGTTGAAAATGCGAGACGAAAGGAGAAAGAAAATGCAAGAAAATAATTTATTCCCCAATGGTAAGCCTCACGTATCTTTTTCAGAGATCAAACAATGGAAAGAGTGTAGTTACAGACATAAACTAGCTTACATTGACAAGATTGATACTTTCCAAGACAGCCCATATCTTCACTTCGGTACTGCGGTTCACGAGGGTTGTGAGAGTCTTTTAGAGGGAAAAGAAGTCGACCGTGATAAAATACTAGGGGTCATGAAAGAAAGTTGGCAGAAAGCTGGATTTGAGAATGAGGAGTGGTATTCTAAGCAACCTGGTTGGTATAAACACGAACCGGTTTCGACTTGGGAATCCTGGGCTAATAATATGTGGGATGAAGTTAACGACTTTCTAGACAAGGAATTTCCGGGATGGGAGTGCTTCAAAGCTGAAGAAGAGTTATATGAGCCCATCGAAGGGCTTGATAAGCCACTCAATTTCAAAGGTTTTGTAGACGGAATACTTAAAGTTCCTAAGAAGAGAGGTAAAGGTCACGAGTACTGGATTATTGACTGGAAGACTGCAGGAGCTTGGGGTTGGAGAAGGGATAAAAAGCAAGATCTAGGCATGACAGCACAATTGATTCTGTACAAACACTTTTGGGCAAAAAAGCATGGGGTTGATTTAAAAGATGTTCGCTGCGCATTTATTTTACTAAAAAGAGGCGCTAAATCCGGAAAAGTTTGTGACATCGTGAAAGTGTCAGTAGGTCCCAAGACTTATGAAAAAGGAATGAAATTGATGAGAAGTATGATTAAGACAGTCAGGCGTGGGTTGTATCTTAAGAATAGAAATAGCTGTAAATTTTGTCCTTATTTTGAAACAGAACATTGTAGATAGTTTACTTTTTGGAGCGTAGTTGTAATATTAGTTTAAAGAAAAGAGGAAATAATTTATGACAGAAGATGGAAAATTTAAAGTTTTAGTTTTGTCTGATCACGCACTTTCAACTAGTGGTGTAGGTACTCAAACGAGACACTTAATTGAAGGGCTTCTCAAAAAAGGCTGCTGGTCTTTTAGGCAGTTTGGTGCTGCCTTAAAACATCAAGATTATCGAACAGTTGTTGTCAACGAAGATTTTATCATTAAACCAATTGATGGTTTTGGTAGCGCTGACTTAATTAGAGTGACATTAGCAACAGAAAAACCTGATGTACTTTTTATCTTTACAGACCCTAGATTTTTTACATGGCTGTTTGATATCGAGGATGAAATCAGACAAATTTGCCCTATCGTGTGGTGGCACGTTTGGGACAATTATCCATACCCAAAATTCAACGATGTGTACTACGAGGCAACTGATTTGATTAATTGTCATAGTCATATGACTTATACAATGTTAAAAGAGAAATATCCAGAAAAGACTAACTTTATTCCCCATGCGTTACCTGATACCATTTTTAATAAATTGCCTAAGCGTGAAGTTGACAATTTTAAAAGATCTTTGCTGGGCGAAGATAGAAAAGATCATTTTGTAGGTATGTGGATAAATAGAAATGCCAAAAGAAAAAGGCCCTCAGACTTGCTGGTTTCGTGGAAGATGTTCTTAGATGAACTTTATGAAAAAGAAGGTCACAGAAACGCAACCTTGATCATGCACACTGAACCCCTTGATAACGAAGGACCTAACTTATTCAGAGTTGCAGAATTACTAGAAATACAAGGCAATGTTTTCTTTTCCAGAGATAGATTAGAATTTGAAAAAGTAAATGTTTTATATAATATAAGCGACTTTTGCATTAACACTTCCTATGCTGAGGGTTTTGGTTTGGGCACACTCGAAGCAATGATGTCCGGGACTCCTATTATTGCGCCTAAAACGGGAGGACTTACACGTCAAGTTGTTGACTACAGAGATGGTACAGAAAACGGTGTAGCATGTGATATAGCAATCCAGACACTAGTTGGAAGTCAATCAGTACCTTATATCTACGAAGACTATGCTTCAAATGAGAGTTACGCAAATGCAATGATGAAGCTATACAGTCTCAATTCGAAAGAAAAATCAAAATTATCGGAAAAAGTTTATAAATACGCTCATGAAGAATTTGGTTTACAGAAGACCATAGACATGTGGCACGAAACAATGATAGACACACTCCAAAAATTTAAGAAAAATAAAAAATGGGATATTGAGGAAATATAATGAAAGTAATTTTAAGAGCACCTTTGTTAACTAATAGTGGATATGGGGTACACTCCCGACAGCTATTTTCATGGTTGTCTGAAAAGAAAGACATCGATCTAACTGTTGAATGTTTGCAGTGGGGAAGAACATCTTGGATACTTGACAGCAATCAAGAGAACGGAATTTATGAAAAAATTATGAATCATTCCAAGCCCATTGAAAAACCTGGAAGTTACGATATGTCTTTCCAGGTTCAACTTCCTGATGAATGGGATACTAAATTAGCTAAGAAAAACATCGGAGTAACTGCTGTAGTCGAAACTGACAAGTGTAGTCAAGAGTGGGTTGAGGCGTGTAATAAAATGGATGCAGTGATTGTCCCGTCAACATTTACAAAAAACGTTTTAAAAAGGTCAGGATCGTTAACAACAAAAGTTTGTGTCATACAAGAATGGTTCAATCGCGATATATTAAATAACAGCTTAGTTGCAAAGACGCAAAACGATGAAAGATTTAGTAAGATTAAAAAAGATTTTAACATCTTAGTTGTAGGTACGTTAACCAGTAGCATAGCGTTAGACGATAGAAAAAATTTAGACAATACTATTAAGTGGCTTTGTGAGGAATTCAAAGATGAAGAAGGCGTCGGAATTGTTTTAAAAACAAGTTTTGGAAAAGGTACTTCTTCTGATAAGAAAATGTGTATTGATTATCTTAAAAATACTTTAAGTAAGCACAGAACAGGCCAGTTCCCCTCTTTCTATTTTTTGCACGGCAACATGAAAAAAGAAGAAATGGCTGCCTTAATGAGACACAATAAGATTAAATTGTACGCCTCAGCAACTAGAGGTGAAGGTTACGGACTGCCGCTCATTGAAGCAGCTGTCGCCGGTGTACCAATAGTTGCAACGAACTGGTCAGGTCATTTAGAATTCTTGCAAAAAGAAAACTTTGGAACAGTTGACTACAACTTAGTCACAATCCAAAAGTCAAAAATTGATGGCAGGATATTCAAAGAAGGCTTTAAGTGGGCCGACCCGCTTGAAACTAGTTTCAAAAGAGAGGTAAGAAAAGTCTACGACAATTATGACTCAGCTAAGGATAGAGCTAAATTAATGAAAAAACATATACAATTTAATTATAATTCAGACGTAATTAAAAGCAAATATGATGAATTTTTAGAAAGTGTGAAGAAAAAATGCTAATTTTGAGTATACTTATCTGTTTGTGTTGTCTATTATTCTTATTATCAATTTACTTGGCGTGGAAACTGTATAGCTTTTCTTTGATTATCATTAGTATGGAAGATGCTATTGATGAGTCACTAGAATTGCTAGATAAAAAATATAACAGTATGTATGAAATATCACAGAAACCTATATTTTTTGATTCAGTTGAAGTTAGGCAAGTAGTTGCTGATATCAAAGATTGTCATAGAGCAGTACTAATTGTTGCAAATAACTTGACTAGAGAAACAAAAGGAATAGAAGAAAGTGGCGAAACTCAAAAAGAAAACAGTTAAAAAGAAGGCTAAAACACAAAAACTATATTTTGGAAAAGAGGCACATGATGCTATTATCGAGTATCAGCAAGCTGAATCAAAGCTAGAAAAACACAAAATATACGAATCAAAAATTAAAAATTCTTTTAATAAACTGGCAGAAAATTTAATTTTTATTCACGGTTTCGCAAGAGATGCAAATTCATTTCAGCTTCTCAAGTTAGATTGCGTTTCTTTTTTATACGAAACACTAGAAAAATTTGATCCAGCAAGAGGTTCAAAAGCTTTCTCATACTTCAATGTATGCGCAAAGCACTTTCTTATCATTCAAACTAACAAAAGAAACAAAATTAACAATAGGCAAGTGAGTTTAGATAATTTTGCCGGGCTCAGTAGTAGAGATAAGAAGTCTGTTGAGACATACAGTTATATTCCTTCTCCTGAGACACAAATGATACAAAAAGAAGATCGTGATAGAATGTTTCAGGTTTTAAAAATTATCGAGGGGCGCACTAGAAATGAGAATGAAAAGCTTTGTATACAGGCGGTGGAAAAACTTTTCGTAGACATTGACAAACTAGAATTTTTAAATAAGCGAGCAATTTTTGTCTACTTGCGGGAAATATCAGGCTTGAACCCTAAGCAGCTTTCAGTTGCAATGTCGAATGTCAGAAAGAACTTTAGAGACGTTGTAGGTAATAACGATGAGTTCAAACATATGTTTAATTTGAGGTTTTAATGACAAAGAAAACAAAAGAACAAAAACTTGAGGAATTTTCTGACTTATTGAATAGTTTAGAAAGCGCAGAAGATAAAAAGAAAATGTTATGGTTGGAATCATATCAAAATGCTGTTGATGACAGGGAAAGCGCTTCACTATTATTAAACGATTTGCTAATGATGATTCCAGGTAGCTCTGGTAATCACTCTACACATGGTGGTTTAGCAACAAAATATTTAGAAAGAATGTCAAAATCAAACGATCAAATATTAAAATTAGCTGAAATTATTGCAAAAGAACAAGAAAAAGAAGCGACTGTTTCCCCGGATGATATATTTAAGTCTATAGGAGACTAAATATGGCATTAAGAGATCATCGTTTTTTAAAAGGATTTAGAGGGCAGATCGCAGGACACGATCTTTTGCAAGACGAAAATGCCCAAATAGAAATTAAGTCTGATTACGGTTTTATGACAGGAATAGTCAAAGACGTAATTTCAAATCCTTATGAATATCTATCAAGAAAATTAGACGGGACAGATCATTCATTGAAAGACGTCTTAAGTGGAAAGATCAAGCCCGAAATATCGATCGGTAACAAACCGCCCGAACCTTTTGATTACTCAGCAAATATTGAGAATTCAGAATTAATAGAAACGATGCCTATTAATTCTATTTTTGCTTACATTGTTGATGGTTATCATGCAAGAGATACGGGTAAATATGTCATCTGTTATCCTTTCTTTCCTCCGCATATATCATTACCTTTAAAACCTGGTGAATACGTCTGGATTGTAACAGAGACAATCGGAGATTTAAAATATTACTACTGGTTTTGTAGAAAAGTGGCTCCGATCCAAATAGATGATATTAACTTTACTAATTTTGAGAGAATACCTGCAATTAATGATTTATTATCTGTTAAAGAAAAAGACAATCAAACAGATTATCCACTAAACGACGCGTATTCGCTAGATGAAGTAACTGATCGATATAACAATCAAATAAAAGGGACAGCAGAAGGTGGTACGAACTTTCCAGAACCACTCTCTGATTTATTTAAAAATTCTTACGCTTTCAACAAGGAGTTTACAGGAGAGCCGACGCCTAGAATGGCCAAAGATTGCGGTGATTTGTTGTTGCAGGGTTCAAATAACGCCGGCTTGCAGATAACAACAGAAAAGTTTATGCCAACCACACAACCTTTAGGGCCTTATACGCTAGGGAACGATGTCAACGTCAATGACAAACCTAATTCAGCAGCTGTTGATATTTTTGTTGGTCGCAAAAAGTCTTCTAGGGCGGCTATTGGTTTCTCCGGTAGGGGAACTTTTCTTGATGATAAAAGAGAAAAGACAGAAAAAATGAATTTTGCAGCAAACAATTCTGAAGATTCTATTTTTGACTTTATTGAAAATGATAAGATTGCAGATATTAGGCTTGGCGATCCGGATGTTTATCAAAGTGAACTTAATGATAATGCATTGGATGCTACTGATATTGCAGCGAGATTATACTTATCACATGATTCGAGCCCGGATATTATTTTTGGTTCTGCTTTTGATGTTCTGACACCGTACTCAGGTGAGTCGATTGTTTCATACGCAAATCACAATCGAATAGTAGGGGACATCGACGCGAGAATGGTGTCAATTCAAGGGGAATCTTTTGTCGATCTAGACCCACACGGTAACGTTGTTATTAAGTCATCTATTAATGGTGGTCAACAATTCTTAAGTCTAAGTAATCAAGGAATCACTAGGCTCCAAGCAAGAAAAGAAATGCATTTAGCAGTTCGAGGTGGAGGAGAAAAACCAGACGAACCTTTTATACTATACAGTAAATTAGCGCCTATTCTTAAAAAAATGGGTGGCGATATTGCATTTTTAAATCAAGTAATAGAAATACTATTAAATGCCCTCTCAGCTATACCTCCCATTGGTGCATTTAAAAATGCAATAGACGGAGCAAGACAATCAGCCCAACAAGCCGGCCCAATTACAATACAGATCCCCGAATACACAGACGATGATGGGAATACTTTCCCAGCGGACACAATCTCAGTTCCTACTGAATTGTTAGGCAATAATATCAATAATGGAAACTTCACTTCAGAATTATCATCACCAGTAGATAATGATATTAAATCTACTAAAATTTTTGGTGAATGATACTTATAGATATAGAGTAAAGAGATCATTATGGGACATTCACAATTTAAATTTAAAAGTAGCGGTATACGAACTGATAACAGGCAGTTTACACCTAAAGTTTCAGTAAAGCGACCGTTCGGTATCAAAACTCCCTTGGAAGAGGGCGACGACATTTTTAAAATGCATACAAATCCGATTAGACAAATTGCAGATAATTTTAGAAATTTGATCATGACTAATCATGGAGAAAGACTAGGGCTTTATGACTACGGTGCAAACTTAAACTCACTTGCCTTCGAGTATAGCAATTTACCAAATTTTGAAAGTATTGTGGGTGATTCAATCATAACAGTTGCTGGCAAATATATGCCAAATGTTAACGTAATCAACGTATCAGCTAAAAAAATAGATGTTAACGAAAAAAATGAGCTCAATAGACTCGGTTTAACTAAGATAACAGTATTGGTAGAATATGTCATACCACGGTTGAATTCTCCAAAATTAGGGATCGAAGTCGACATATTAGTAGGAGGTTAATTTGGCTAGAAATATTAAAAAAGAGGTAAAAAAGCTAAAAGAGGTAAGTTATACTAGTAAGGATTTTACCTCATTAAGAAACGACCTCCGAAGATATATGCAAACTCACTTTAGTGATAGCGTATTAGACTTTTCCGATGCAAGTTTACCTGGAATGCTTGTTGACCTAGGAGCGTATGTTGGTGATGTGATGACGTACTATTTAGATCACCAGTTTAATGAAATAAGTATTGAAACAGCTGTTGAGAGAGAAAACTTAGAAAGGTTGATCAGAGAAGCTGGCATCAGAATACCTGCTGCTTCTCCTGCTTATACTGAGGTTGATCTAACTATAAATGTACCTGCTTCACTGATTAATGGTGAGTACTTACCGGTAAATAATTCACTCCCAACAATAAAAACAAATTCTATATTTTCAACAGCCGATGGTACACAATTTTATCTACTTGAAGACGTAGATTTTTCAGAAAAGGACGACGACGGAAAATTAATTGCAGAAAGAGAAATTGCCAGTATTACTTCATCTGGTGTGATTAACAATTATTTTTTAACTAGAAAGGCAATTGTATCTAGCGCTAAAATAAAAACAGCGACATTTGACATAGAAGACAATTTAATACCGTTTAGAACTTTGACGTTGAGCGAAGATAACGTCAACGAAATTGTTTCTGTTGTCGACAGTCTGGGAGATAATTATTACGAAGTAGATAGCTTGTCTCAAGATACGGTTTTTAGAGCAATTGAAAACTCTAGGGTGGATAAGACAGAAACACCTTTTAGAATGGAACTTATGCACGCACCTAAAAGATTTGTGACAATCCGAAGTATTAATACAGGAAAAACAACTTTAAGGTTTGGGTCAGGCAACGAAGACAGTTTTGATGAAGACGTAATTCCCGATCCTAGTGAACATGCAATTAGACTTTTCGGTGACAGAAAAACATTTTCAAATGTAACTATTGATCCGAACAGTTTCTTAACGACGCAAACCCTAGGTATATCTCCTAAAAATACAACTTTGACAATTACATATCGTTGTGGTGGAGGTGTTAATCATAATGTATCAGCAGGAGCAATCAATTCTATCAACACATTGATAACTAATTTTCAGACAAGCACACCGCCGTCAACAGAAGCTTCAGTTAGGGCGTCTCTTCAGGTAATAAATTTAAAAAATGCCACCGGTGGAGAAGACGAACCGTCGCTAGAGGAAATGAGGCAAATCGCAATCTTTAATAGAAGTTCACAAAATAGAATCGTGACACGCGAAGACTTGATTGCCAGAATCTACTCCATGCCGGCAAAATTTGGGCGTGTTTTTAGAGCATCTGTTTCTGATAATCCTAGAAATCCTCAAGCAGCTCAACTTCATATCATATCAAGAAACAGTAAAAACAAGCTTACAATATCTTCAGACACTCTTAAACAAAATTTAGCAAAGTACCTTAACGATTTTAGAATAGTGTCAGACTCGATTGACATCATGGATTCAATCATTGTAAATATCGGTATTGATTTTAGTGTTACTGTTGAAAAAGGTTATCGACAAGACATAGTTCTATCTTCACTCAATGAGAAAATAAAAGAATTGACAAAAATACAGAATCAACAGATTAATAAACCTATAATCATCAGCGAAATTGAAAATATCATTTTAAACACACCGGGTGTTGTAAGTTTGTTAAGTTTAAATATTTTAGGAAGATCAGGAATAGAAAACGGTAATGCATACAATAATTATAAATTTAACGTTTTACAGCACCTTGACAGAGGCATGCTGTTTCCCCCTATAGGTGGAATATTTGAGATAAAATATCCAAACGATGATATTATGGGAAGGGCAGTTTAATGCAAAGAATCTTATCAGCCTCTAAAGACACATATATAACTAATAAAATTATAAACAATAAATTCAGAGCAACTGACGCTAATGTTGGTAATGCGGGTACTCTTGATCTATTTAAGCTCTATAAAGAGAATACAATTTCAGGTGAAGAAAACCCTATTGAAAATTCCCGATTGCTAATAAAATTCCCAATCATGGAAATAAAATCCATGGATGACGATGGATTAATAGACGTTAATGATCCAAGCTTTAAATGTACATTAAACTTACACGATGTGTACGGAGGCCAAACAACCCCAAGAAATTTCAAGGCAATTCTTTTTCCTTTAGCACAAAGTTTCACAGAGGGAATAGGACTCAATGTTGTTTCTTTTTCTGATTTAGATGCAACAAACTACATAACAGCATCAATTGTTAACGGTCAGCCAGTTACATGGAATGAACCAGGAGCCATGGCATCAGGAAGCTTAGGTGATTCTAATATTGATGTAATTGTAAGCGGTTCATTAGCAGGTCCGAGTGGAACGTCAACTGTCTCGCTATCGCCATACCAAGAATTCATAACAGGTGAAGAAGATTTAAAATTAGACATAACGACTATAGTCTCTGGGACAGTTAGCGGACAGATTCCCAATCATGGATTTTTGATCGGTCTGTCGGGAAGTTACGAAAAAAATGATAAAACTTATTTTGTAAAAAGATTCGCATCAAGAAATGTCCAAGTTGCATCGTTAAGACCTAAATTAAAAATGCAATTTGACGACACTATACAAGATAGTCATAGTGACATGATATTTAATGTTTCATCATCATTGTACTTGAGAAATTATCATCAGGGTAATTTGGAAAATATCTTATCAGGAAGTTCTGCGACACAATTAACCGGTGCGAATTGCATGATATTGAAATTGGAAAGTGGAAGCTTTAAAAGGACTTATGACGTATCACAAGCTTTGCGAGGTCGACACAGAATACGAGGGGTTTATTCTTCTTCATTAGCAGTTTCTAGCTTTGAAAACGAATTATATAAGCAAGCTAATTTGACAGGATCAATCAAATTTAATGAAATATGGACCAATGCTGCAGAAACAGTAACATATTTATCTTCATCAATAACATTTAAAAAAGAAGGAAGAAGTAAGTCTAATTTACAAAATCAAAATAATCTACTTGTAACCGTACTAAATGCCAATGAAGAATATCGACAAGGAGAAATTGTAAATATTCGTGTATTTGCTGAGAATAGAGACAGAGACATTGTTTTTGTTAGATCACCATATGAAAAGAAAAGTCAAATATTCAAAGAAATGTTTTATAGAATCCGCGATGTTAACGATGGAAAAATTATAATTGACTTTGATAAGACAAATAACTCTACAAAATTATCAACAGACGAAGATGGCATGTTTTTTCAATTTTACACTGATTCTTTAGTTAGAGGCCGTGTGTATTCTTTTGACTTTTTAATTAGGCGAAACGGAGCAGACACAGTTATTAAAGATGCAGCATCGAAGTTTAGGATAGTATAGTATGTCAAAAAGTTTATTGCAGAGACAGCAAGGAAGGTTATTTGAACCTAAGTTTACAAGGCAGAATAAACAGTCTTCTAATTACCTTAATAGTCAATTCGAATTTAAAGATAATGAATACTTTAATAATACAAACATTGAAAGTAGTTCTTCTTTTAGATACGGCAACACAGAAGGATTAGTTTCAACACAACAGTTAAGAGTAGATTACTCTAAATATGAAAATCATACTTTTTTTCACTCTGCTGTTGCAAATGTAAACGAAGCTTTTGATAAGATCGTTAACTTTTATCCATTTGAAAAAAGTAGAAAATTAATTGAGAAATACGAAGATGACCTCACAGGTTTTGAAAAGTATGTCCTAGATAAATTCCCAAAGAATGTTGGATATCTTAACTTTTCCGGAACAGTTGTGGGTGAATCTTTAAATAACGGAACTCAAATAAATGTTAAAGACCGGTCTGGCGCTTCAATTAAATCAATATCTGATACACCAACAGGTTCACCTGTATTAGATCCTAATAATTCTCCATTTTGTCTGGAGATGTTTTTAAAAGTGCCGACACAGTCTAATGACAATCAAATAGTTGTACAAAAGTTTGGAAGTTTGGCAAATAATTTTACAATTGCTCTTTCTGAATCAAATTCATCGACAAGTTGTGAATTACACTTTTTTATAACATCCGGGTCTAGTCATAACATAGTATCCGGTTCTCTAAAAAAAGGGTCATTTAGTCACGTGCATGCAATGTTTGATCCCTTCAACGACAGGCGAGTTAAGCTGATAATTGATGACAATATCTACTCTTCGAGTTTGCAAACTTCTTTTGGCAAGCTTAATTATAACGCTGCTGATATGACGATAGGTGTGGGCCAGACTGCTCGTGTAGGTGCTAGTCTGTTTACAAATAAGCAAACATTTTCCGGTTCGATAGATGACTTGAGGTATTTTCACAATATCTTTCCAGTGAAAGACATAAAACAGAGAAAAATTAAAAGCTATTATTCAGGAGAGAATGATCATCTCAAACTTTATTACCGCTTCAATGAACCACATGGTGCGCACAGCGGCAATAACATCCTTTTTGATGCATCCGGAAACTCTTTACATTCAAAAATAGATAATTTTTCATCTGATTTAAGATTAACTGGATCTGATAATCCTGTTTTGTCAGAAAATATTAATCGCAACCCAATTTTATTTCCGACATTTAGTGACGTAATAAGTCTAAACACAAGACTTTTGACAACGGCCTCCTTATATGACGAATATAACCCAAACTTAATAACAAAGCTAATACCACAGCATTACTTTCAAGAAGGTACAAATTTTAGAGATTATAGTCAGGAATTAGAAAGAATGGAAAATAACTTTTCCACGTTTTCATCAAATAATCCCGGACAAAGTAAATCAGAAATACCTGGAGTTCAACTTCTAATAAAACTTTTGCTTAGTTATGCTAAGTTTTTTGATGAATTGAAACTTTATATAGACGCTGTATCAAGTTATCGTTACACGATGTATGAAGATTATGACACAACACCTGATCCATTTTTGGTCAGAAAAGCAAAACTACATAATATAAAATTACCTGCGATGTTTTCATATAGTGACATTGATCAGGTGTTAGAAGGGGTAAATTTAAACAAGCTAGGGGGTTTGTCAGCGCTTAACTTGAATCAAATACAGAATTTAATTTGGCGAAGAATAATTACAGATGCGCCTAGGATGAATCAATCAAGAGGAACTGCTAGGTCAATTAAGAGCATATTTAGAAATGCAGGAATAGAACCTGATAATATCTTAACCTTTAGAGAGTATGGCGGCTCAAAAGAAAAGTCTTTAGACGCGTCAAGAGAAATGACCAGAGATGTTTACAGATTTTTAAGCTTCACTGGATCTATTAATAATTCGACAACTAATTTAACATATCAAGGTTACCCAAAAGATTCAGAAATACCTTATCTTAAAAGCAAGTTTCTTTCAGGCTCGCGGGTCCAGATTGGAGCTCCTGAAGCGAGCGGTCAGTTTGTTAAC